CTTGTTGATAGTTAGTTGTTTTGCGTACACTGGGTCGTACCTCGCTGTAAAATAACCGCCACTGGTGTCTATCAAAAGCACCCGGACAATTTGTTGGTATAGATATACTGTAGTTGAATACATCTATTATTTAGCGGCTGCTTTGCGTCGTTGCCAGGCTATTTTAAGTGCGTTGCGGTGCGACTCTGACAGGGATCTACCCGTCATTGATTGACTAATTTTTCCTTTATGCAATACAGACTTTGTTTGCCCAAGTTTTGCATTTCTTTGCTTGATTCTGGTGTCTTCAGATATTGGCGCGGGTACATAATTGGTACGTGGATTATTTTTGAGTGTATTGCTAATTTTTTGTTTTTGGGACTCAGACATTTTCCTGCCCCTGACCGCTTGTTTAGAAGCGTTAGTCCATTTTACTCCACTAGCACCATCTCCCCCATCGGTTTTGTTTCTTAGAATACCTGTACCTAAATCCTTACGACCGTACCAAAATATCAATCTCCTCTCAATGGCTAACGCCCCTAACTCAGTAAGATTTTGTTCAACTATGATTATTTTTGACTTATCAACTGGAGGTTTGATTTCATCTTTTCTTTTGAACCATGCACGTAACCCTGTGCCCTTTCCAATGTAGTAAGGCGTAGCATCTTCTCTCAGGTAAGCGTATACATAGTATCCAACCGGCGGACTGTTTCTGGTATAAGTAGTCATGCTGTGATTCCTTTCAATCATAGAGTAGTTGGATATTTCCAGTATCGCGAACTACACCTATATTTAGTAAGAATTAAAATAGATGCGGCATGGGTAACAATATATTTGAAAAACTGACAGAAAAATATCCCTTTATCACCTTATGTGTGTATGCCAACACGGAATACGTGGGCATTGTGCAAAACAGAGACGACATCGTGACCACAATCTACGATTTTGGCACCATAGCAGATCAGGATTCCAAAGTGTTGTTCCTAGAACTGGCCAGCACATGGTGGTGGGAGAGCAATCGCTCAATCCCCATCAACATTTTTTTACGCAAGGACTGGGAACAGTTCCGCTACACCCTGCGAACGTTTGTCAACAAGGATCTAGAAATCTTGCACGGGCCAGCTTGCAGTCTGCTGGACATAGTACGCAAAAAATCCAAAAGAAAGAGTATCACTTTGGTAAGGCGGATGGACTGAATCAGTTTGTGAGATTCATGTGCAGTGCTACCAGGGCCGCATAACTGACGGCATGCGACTTCTTGAATGTATAGCCTTGCGAATCGTCCCCGTCCCACACTGACGCAAACACTTCTGCCCAGGGCTTCATTTGTAAGTGTGCTTTGCCCGGGCGAATTATCGAGATAAAAGCAGCCATCCTGGGTATCGAATCCGGTTTCATTTGTTTGAGCAAATCTGTGTAATTGCCCACGTGTACCAGTTGAGAGGCCCAAGGTCCGTCGGTCCACAGTCTTGACCATGGAGGGGTTGTGTTCAGCATTGATTCATAGTGCTGTTGGTCTCGAATCAACTGATACACACTCATGTTCAAAAAATCCAGTTTGAAGTAGCCACGCTGTTCTGCTGATTCATAGTCTATGGCTGCGCAACCATTTATGGGATCTAGGGGAATGTCTGTGACATACACCCCAGAGTTGTGCTTTCTTCCGTTGTTCTGTCGTGCAGGAACATGCCGAATAAGTTTCAGTATGTCTTCTCTGTTGGCAAAGTCTAAATCAATGTCTGCGCTCATTACCATCCTGCCTTGTTCAATATATCTTTCACATACTCTTGATCCGCTGGATAATTAGTGAACTTCTTTTGCCAGGCATCCGAGTCGATGTAGGGCCATATCATGGCCACTTGTTCTGTTGTGAGTTCTGAAAGAAACTTTTGGCCCGACTCTGAATTGTAGATTATCCAAGGTGAGATACGTCCAGCAGTGACAGCATAGCACAAGGCATTGGTGTTGCCATACCGCATCCAGTCATGTGCGGGGTTACTTGTTTCTTCTGCCCAACGCATGCTGTGTTCTATTGCACGTGCCAAGGCATCGTCCACTGCTTCCACACGCAGGTATTCAATCAAGTATTCTGTGTAAACTTTGTCACTGCACCAGTGATCAATTTTCTTTTGTGCCTTCAACAGCCAGGTCATGAAACGTGCCGGAGCAATCACATTGGTATTCACACAGTAGTTTCCAAATTTCACAAATGCTCGGTAGTACGAACTTTCACAAAAGTCATCATGTGTTTTGTTCTTGGCTGAGCCCTGCATGGTTTCGTAAAACCGGATGTAGGCTTGGAAACCCATGCGCACGCCTGCTTCATCTTGAGCCAAGCGTCTGCGCTTGGGCTCACACATGTGAACTGCTATACTTGTTTCTCTAGCAAATTCTTTTTTGCAAAACTCGCACGTGAATGTCATTTCTTGTCGTTGCCTGCGGCTCGATTGTATTCGTCAATTTCTTTTTGAGTTGTTATTTGTGCCATGACATCGATCTCATCATCTTTGAGATGGGGATATATAGCCATCAAGGCCTTGCGTTTGGCACTGAGCCCGGCTTCTTTTTTCTTTGGCGCAATCCACGGATGCCTTGGCGTGCCCATTTCAGGACTCACACTGGTGGCCATGAGCCACTGTAGCTTGGGGTGCCGGCTGACGTCAAAGAAATGTTTGTTCAGTCGCTCGTTGGTGGCAATCACATAAAACTCTTGTAGTTCGCGTGATCCTTCCACAGATGATCCCCAACGTATCATCAAATAATTTGAAAACTTTTTGCGTTCTTCGGGTGTGAGCTCGTCATAGAATGATCTCGTCTTGCGGTCAAACTGTCGCATCTCGTTGGCAATGTTTAGTTTATCACTCATTGGCTTTGCTCAATTGGTAAATTATTATAGCACGATTCAGCGCATCTTGCAAAGTAGGATTGGTTTGTGCGGCACGCCGAATCTCGCCCCACATTTTATCTTCTCGAAGTTGATCGTGCAAGGTGCCAACATCGTTTGTGCGCGGATCATAATCCATGCCAATTACCTGTCTTGTGTTGGGGTCGGCACCCAACTCTCGAGCATACACAACACCATCTGCTCGCTCATAGATATATGTGGCACCGGGTATAAGAGTGCCCATTACCAAGCCTTGTTGTAGTTTACTATTTCGCAATTGCGACTGACATCTTTCACAAAGTACACACAGTCAGGTTCTGGTTCATCGTTGAGTGGCACAGCCAACATCTGTCCGTTTTTCAGTTTGGGTGCGTACCAGTTTACTTCGTGATATACATCTAAAATTTCAATACTGGGGAAACTGGGCCTGTAACTACTGAGTGGATTGAATTGAAATACCTTGAAGCCGCGATCGTTTATTGAGGTCAGCGGCAGTACTTCAAGGTCACCAATGTCAGGTTCACCAATCAAGATTTGCCAGTCCATGGGCATTTTGATTGTGTCTGTGCCTATGCGCAGTACCAAGGCTGGAGCATTGAACGATTCTAGAAAAATCAGTGGGATAAAATGATAGTCGGGATCCAGTGGATTGCTGTTGTCCAAGATAGCAAAACGCATGTCATCAACTTCTTCCGGCAGTTGATTTAGGTCATAATAGACATTGTCAAGAGTAAGTATTCTCATTGTTGTATTTTACAGTTTTGATCTTGGAAAGTCAAGCGATTTTCATCCACTCCAACTTTTCTGACGAGAAAGGATAGTTGGCTTCTTTGTAAAACTGTTTGCGTTTGGTCAAGTGTCGTTTGGCGAACTTGCATGTGCTGGTGATGTCCCATATTTGTACATGATCTTTATCCTCTGCTTTTCGGATACCTCGACCAATGCTTTGGATAACTCTAACAAAACTCTTGCCAGGCTCAATGAGCACGAGATTAAAAATTCTCGGTATATTAATACCAACCGCTGCCACACCGTAAGTGGCAACGATGATTTTGTCTGTTGAGTCTGCGACTTCGTCGTATTCATCTTGTCTGTCCTTTGCTTTGGTTGCCCCAGATACAAAAACTGCTCGATCTCCCAGCCGCTCTACCAAGGCATGTCCGGCTGCCACGCGGTCCACAAGCACCAGAGTGTTGCCTGTTTCGTTTACCCGGCGTATGAGGTCGGCCATGGTGTCCAGTCGGCCTGACTCCTCCAGTAGGTATTTAAGTTCACTTTGGTATTCTTTGTACTCCACATGATCCACCAACTGTACAATATTCACATGACACTGTGCCAACACCCCTTGTTGTTGCAGTTCGTTGGCGCTGAGACGGCCAATAACCGGGCCAAGTCCCACCAACAATGCTTGACTCTCAAACTTCTCTTTGGGGATGGTTCCTGTCAATCCCCAGCGAATTGGCACTCTAGCCATTACCCCGGTCAGCAGAGTTTTCAGTGCATCTGCCTTGGCCATGTGTACTTCGTCTACAATAACACATACCACACCTTCCAAGAACTCATCAATGGTGCAGTCGCCAACTCCCGATTTGGTGTTCTTCAACAGCACATTCAAACTCTGCCAGGTGCAAATGGTATGTGTTCGACCCCATTCTTTTCTATCGCCAAAAAACACACCCACATCCTGTTGCATGTTAATGTAGTCTTTTTCTGTTTGTGTCACAAGACTCTTGTTGGGCACAATAACAATTGAGCGCCCATACGGTGCAACTGCATTGCTCAATGCCGCTGTCATTATGGTTTTACCTGCACCTGTGGCCACTTCTTGCAGGCACTGCGGATTGGCCAAGAAGTTGTTCACAATCTCAACTTGGTAGTCCCGCATCATGACGGACTCGCCTGCGGCAGGATGTCCTTTGGGCCACTTAACATGTGCAAATGAGTCCTCACGCACTTGTTCAAACTCAAATGTGGTAGAGTAATCTCGCTGATCATCTAGTTCAATATCATAATCAAACTTTTCAAGTATGGGAATGATCTCCGGCAGCAAGTTTGTGTATGTGCTACCGCCCAATTGGAAGTAGCTGACTTTGCCATCCCAGCGTCCCAATCTCACTGCGGGCAAGTAACGTGCATAGGGTACGTCATATTTAAAGGCATTGACCAAGGCTTTGCGAGCGTCAAGATCTAGACCTTCTAGTTTGATGTTAACCTCGTCCTTGATTACAATTGTTGCTTGTTTCATTATCTGTTAACCATTTTTTATATTGGCATTTGCCAGGAACTTGATATCCTAAATATGTTAGACGCTCAACAGCATTGCCGTTAACAATATCTTCTAAGTATAACACATTACTTGTGTAAGATGCAATCATATTACCAAAATCTATTATCACTTGGGCGTATGCTTCAACGGTGTCTGCTCCACAAAATGCAGTCATTTCTTTCCATACATGAGGTCTGTGTAGTGCTTTGAATCTAGTTGCTGCCCAAATTGCTACCGTCATACTGCGACATACTATTCCTAAAATTTCATGTCCTTGTTTGCAATGATATTCAAAATCGTGGCTGGGAACACTAAGATATCCTATTGTGCTTAAAAATAAATCTTTTTCTTCGTCATTAACAATTTGATGCGGTTTTTTTAGACGTTGTCTTTCCAATGTTAACTCTTGTG